GCAGGGTGAGGCACTATGGCCTGAAAGGTGGGATTTAGATTCTCTTGAACATAGGCGTTTATCTATGCCAGCGATACAATTTTCTCGTGAATATCTTTGTGAACCTATTCATGATGTTGCAAGTATGTTCCCTAATACAGTATTAGAAAATGCTCGTAACAAAGAATTGGTTTTACTTGACAGGGCTGATACAGAATATAACGAAGATGGTGAAGCGGCTGGTGTGTTTGGACAGCACTTCATAGGTTGGGACACAGCAATTGCTTCTGATAAGAATGCTGACTTTACCGCTATGGTGGTGCTTCGTACCCCACCGGAAGATAATGTAAAACAAATTGTAGGTGTGTTTCACGAAAAAGGAGTTAGTGGTTTGGCACAGAAAAAACAGATTCTTTTACTGAATAATCGTTTTCAACCCGATTTAATAGAATTAGAAGGTAACAACTTCCAGCGAATGTTTGCCGCAGAATTACAAGAAATGAGAAATGATATTCCAATTAAGACATTCATGACTACTCGTCAGCGTAAGGAAAGTATGTTTATGTCTTTACTTATGGCATTTGAGCAAGGTCAAATACAAACTCCGTATGGAGACAAAAGAAGTAGAGAGTTTACTCACAAATTAGAAACAGAATTGAATCGCTTCGGTATGCAGAAGAATGGTAAGTTAGAGAGTGTAGGTACTCATGATGACTTGGCTATGGCGTTAGCACTTGCTAACTGGGGTACAAAGGAGTTTAAGGGTTCAATAGTATTACTCGATGATGTGATGCCCGGATTTGATGAATGGTTATCCGGTAAACCACATAGAAATAATAATACAGATAGTATGGCAGATGGATGGATGATACCATGATAAATATGGATTATGTAATGGGATTTTTGAAAGCAAAAGGCGAAGAAGAAAAGCCAAAGAAAGGTGGAATGATTATGGTAATTACCGTAGGTAAACCCAAAAAAGTCGCCGTTAAAGACAAGGATAAGAAGAAATAGTTTATTAAAGAGGTCAATTGAGTGGTCATTATGTGGGGAAGTATGTTGATAGGTGATGTCTACGATTCGCCGCTTGATGTAACTGACAACTTTTCAAAAATGGTTATTCAAAATATATCACAACATCCACATTTTCAAAGCCATACCATTCCTTTAGAATCTTCTACTATATTCAAAAATGAACATGTTAAGAAAAAATCATTCTCTGAAAACGGTGACGGTTGGTTTGAGTCCCATTATGGTAAAGATGCTAATTCTATAATTCGTATGTGTAGGAAAATGCGTCGTCATGATAAATCAAATAGAAATAATTATGATGATATTATTAGTGATATTCGCACTTTAAAGGCTATGGAAGTAGATACAACTATCAAAGATTTATCTTGGTCTTTAGGGTTAGATGATGTTATTCGTAACATTGGATTAGATGATAAAACACTGAAGGCACTAAGAAAGTTTGGCGAGTCAAGAAGTACAAGTTTACAGAAGGCTTGTCAGCAATATCTTAAAGCCGTTACAGTATTACAACATATTAATGATAAATCTGAGTGGAACGACGCTGACCAAGATAATTGGGTAGCAGCATTAGGGTTAAAAAAAGATGCACAAAAAATGTGGAAGAATACATTACATCAGATTGATTTGTTATCTAAGGCTGATGTTGCTGCGTTAAACTTTACATCTAATGTATTAGAAGAAGAAGGGCCATTAAGTAGTAGAGAGATTTTACGAAGAGGTATGGATGTGCTAGACAAATCTATGACTACAAGTAAGTTAGGTAGTTTAATTAAAATGTATGGCGAAGAAATAGATGTTTACAGAGGGGCTTCAAGAGGCACATTTGTAAAAATGGGTAATGATGGATTGATTATCAAAGATATTTGGGCTTATACAGCAGGGTTTGTAGATGCTGATGGGAGTATCTTTATCTCTAAGCGTGGTGACCCTCGTGTTACTATCGTAGCGAGTGGTGCAGAAGGAAAAATGCATTGCGAAGACCTACAAAAATTGCTTGAATGTGGTCGCCTTGTGTCTGACCAAAAGTTAGCAAAAAATACAGTCAAGCCGGTACACAGACTTATTTTCTCTTCAAAGGATTCTATTCGTGCTTTATTAAAAGGCATTCTTCCTCATTTAAAATTAAAGTCTTTACAGGGTAAAGCGGTAATGAATTATATTGATGAAAAGGATTCAATGAGAAAGAATGAGTTATACCAACTTGTAACTTTTAATAATTGGAAAGAGCATAAAAGTAAAGCCGAATCACTTCTAAATGAGTGGGACTTGGATGCTGATACTATAGGCGGATATGCAGAGGGATTGTAATGGCGGAAGAAGAAAAAGGTAGAATTAGTCGGTTTTTAAGTGCGCTCGGAGGGCCATTTAAGCGTAAAGAATCACCCACTCCAACAATGCCGCTTTGGACAAGTGGTATTCAAGAACCAGTTATGGCTCAAGGAATTACTATACCTGCTTTGTATGCTGTTAGTAATGAATCTCTTATTCTTCGTACCGTACTTGCTAAACTAAGACAAGAAATGTTCAGAAGAGGATTTTATTGGGAAAAGAAGTTTGCTCGCAAATGTACAGTTTGTGAAGAAGAATATCAAAGTGAAGTAGAGAATTGTAAAGAATGTGGCGGTGCGGTTAGAGTACCTGACATAGATGAACTAACTTATGCTAAATGGCTTCTAAAACAAGAAAATAGTATGGAACAGTCTTTTATCCATATCTTAAACGAAATAGAAGCAGATTTGAATGTAGTAGATGATGCGTTTATGATACTTGTAAAGGAGTATTTTATTGACCCTAAAACAAAAGAAGTTGCTTTCTTCAGGGTTAAAGAAATAATTCGTGGTGACCCTATATTCATGCGTATCGTTGCAGATAAGCGTGGAGTCCGTGGTGGTCGTTACAAGATTTGTTTAGTACATAGAGATGAAGTAAAAACTCACGCCGAAGATGAAACATGTGATGTATGTGGTGCTGAACTACATGATGTACACTATGTCAATATGGCTGGTTCAGGTAAAACACAGTACTTTACTGAAGGAGAAGTATTACATGTAAGCAAATATACACCGTCTAAATTGTATGGTCGTTCTCCTGTGAATACAATGTGGAGACAAGCAATGACACTTACTGCTATGGATAATTACATTTACACTGCATATCAAAAGCGAAGAATGCCAAAAGGTATAGTATCTGTAACTACTGATAATCTTGAATCTATGAAGTCGTTTTGGAAGGCTGTAGATGAAAAGATGGAGCGTGACCCACACTATGTACCAAAAGTGGGTATTGAATCTGCTACAGGTCGTGGTGGTGTAAACTGGGTTAAGTTTATGGACACACTTGAAGAGATGCAATATATTGCTGTTCGTGATGAAGTACGAAATCGTATTGCGGCTTTCTATGGAGTATCGTCTGTATTTATGATAGATAGTGGGAAGTCAGGTGGATTAAATAACGAGGGTATGCAAATACTCGTAACTAATCGTGCCGTAGAGTTTGGACAAAAAGTTTACACTGAAGTTTTATTCCCACGCCTTCTAAAGCAAATGGATATTAGTGATTGGAAATTAACTCTATATCCAAATGAAGAAGAAGATGAAATTACAAGACTACGCCGTGATGAGCAAGAGTTGAATGTTGCACAGCGTATGGCTCAACTTGGATTTGCACCTGAATTGATTGAAGATACTGCTAACCGTGACATACGATTTACTTACAAGCGGCCTGAACCTCAACCACAGCAACAAGCACCACCTCCGGGTGGTGGTATGCCTCCGGGTATGCCTCCGGGTATGCCTCCGGGTGGAATGCCACCTATGATGGGTGGTAGACCTCCTATGATGGGAGGGGCTGGCCCGCAAATGCCACCGCAAATGGCACAACAAATTATGCCACCACCACAACCGGGAGGACAAGGTGTAGGTATGCGTAATCGTGGCCCTGCGGCACCACAAAGGCGTACAACATTAGGAAGCGGCTCACCGATTTCTAATGTCCAACAAAGAGGCCCACCACCTTCACTTCAACAAAGAAATAGTAACGCAATAAGAGATGCGAGAAATCTAAGAGGTGCATAAGCCTCTTAAACAGGTAATACATGAGAGTAACACAGCAGGGATAAATATGGACTTATTAAAAATGCATCCTATGGCAAGAAAAATGGAACAGGCGCAGAAAGCATTCATTGATGCTTTAGAGAATGGAGATGGTAGTTTAGCCAAGCAACACTTGACTGAAGTACAGAAATTAAGCGATTTCCTTGCTGATGATTTACAGAGTGAAATTACTAAAAGTGATATAGTGTCTCCACAAGGCCCAAGAGATATATTTGCTGGTGGAGTTCCTGTATTAAAGTTTGAAGAACCTAAGACCAAAGCGATTGCAGAGGGTAACAGGCTTGGATTTACTTCTTCACAGAAACTTAACAAAAATTACAAGCGTTCTGCTGGTTCATACGGAAGACAAGTTTGAGGTGGTAATATGACTGAATCTTCAGAAAACAATGCGGAAATGTTAATGGGAGTTTTAATCAATAAGATGGAAATTATGGATAATAATTTAAACCTAATTAAAGCCGAAAACGATGCGCTTAAAAGACTAATCAATAATCCTCAAGCACTACTTCGTAAGATGGGCATGGTATCAGTATCTACACCTCTTACAGATGATTTGCAAGTAGACCCATTTAGAAGTGATTTTGAAATGGGTAACAGTAGCATTATGAAATCTAATCAGCAAAGTATTACTTCAATTTCAAATGAAGAAATGCACAACATGTCATGGGAGGATATTCATGACATGGCAAACGACGCAAGAGGTGTTGCACAATGAAACCACGATATGATGAATCGCCATTACTAAACAAAGCAATTGAATTAGAGCAAAGAATTAATCGCATAATTAAAGCGAAAACCTGCAAAGATTGTAATAAAGAACCATGTAGTTGTGATGGAAAGATGGCAAAGGGAAAAGGCTGTCCTGAATGTGGTGGAAAGATGACTAAAATGGGCTGTATGAAAATGGGCTGTGGTGGCAAAATGGCAAAGGGTGCAGAAGCAATGGCTAACCCAAAACCTCTCCCAAAAGAAAAAATCACAGATGTGAACCCTCAACTATTTACTGAATCCGGCGGTCAAACTCGCACTTCATATTATACCTCTAATGGTAAAACTATTGAAAGTGAAGATGGTAAACCTAAAAGAGCAAAAGACAGCAAGAAAGTAGACTTAGGTAAACTCGGTGGTCGTATGAATCCTCATGCTGGCACTGGTGTTGAAAGAGAAGATTCTGCTGGTGAAGGTTCATCGCAGTAGGCGGTGAATAAATGTCAACACAACATTTCGATATTTGTGCAAACGAATTATTGAAATCTCTTGAAGATGGGATAGACCTTCGTACTTCTGCGGCTGAATATATCATCGCATACGAAAACACTGATGTCCCAACTGACATCGTGTACAAGTCGTTAAAACAAACGGCAGAAGAAATAATCCTGAAAGAATCTGAAAAGGAAAAAAGAGAAAAAGATGCGGCGAAGCAAGATGAAATAAATGTTTATCGCCCCGGAGAAGGATATTTATTTGGAAATCACCACACTCACGGAGAGCCTACTCGACATGTTTGGATGAATGGCTTACAGAGTCCTGAAGAAGCCCACAATAGATTTGCTGTTTGGCCTTACTTTAATCCTAAAAGTCCAAAAAGCGCATACCAAAAACATCATTTTCCCTTTCACGAATTAAATCACCCATTGAGAAGACAACACGCTGAAAGCGAAATGCCTCACTTTGTTGAGATGCTACGCTCTCATGTGTTTAACGGACACATAGAAAAAGAGAGAGAGTTTGAGCAAAATCTTCTAAAGCATCTACCTTCAAAACATTCTCTATTAACAGGTTATCAAAATCCTAATGATAAAACTAAACGAACTAAATTATTAGGTAATTTAAACACCCCTAAGACACTTAATCGTCATCAAGAAGATTTTTACCATCGAGATTATAACCGTTGGAAAAAAGAAAACTCACAAATGAGTGAAGAGTTTACCGGCATGGGTTTGAATGCTTTAGAAGCAGAAGAAGCGATGAGGCACGCTCACTTTAACAGTAGAGCAGCAGATTGGGTTTCTAATGAACATGATGTTAGTGGTAGCGAATATATGGATGATGTTGAATATCATCCGAAAAATCTTGGTCATCGTGCATATATGTACGGTCTTGAATGGTTTACTCCCGAAGAGCGTACTGCTATTCAAAAACACATAGAAGAAAAAGGGGTAGACGAACATGATGATATTGAGTTACCTAATGGTGAAAGAATACCTTCAGCCCGTTTAGCATATAATAAACTAATGAGAATGACTCCTGAAATGAATTGGGCAATTAGAGACATGGGAATGGGTGGAAGAAACTCACATTACAGACAGGAATCTAACGATACTGATTATCATAATTATGAAGATGACAGATTTTTTCAACAAGCATTAGGTGAAGTATCTCATACCCCTATGGATGAATTAGGTGAAAGGTCATTTGCAGACCATATTCTTGAAGATATAAATGATGAGCATGTAAATAGCCGTGAAAAGTTAAATCATAACAAACTAAGATTTCTACCTCGATTACGGATAGGAAAAAATCCTATGAAAGAAATGGGATGGGAAGATTTACGAAATGCATCTAACGACCATTTTAGAACACTTAAAAGAGATGGAAAATTAGGGGCAATGAAACACAGAAAGGATGTTAATAGAGTAAGAATGACTAAAGATGATTTACTTTATTTGGCTGGATATGACCCTTCAAATCGTCAATTATTAGAAAACCATCCTATACATGGAAAATTAGATGGCCCCATAATTGAAGATAGTATGGTAGATTATATTGCAAATCTTGCAAAGACTCGTGGTACTTTACAGGCACAAATAAAAGATTTCCGTAACCATCGTGGATTTTTTACTGCGGTACATGGCCCTCATCCTGAAGAAGAAAAGCCTGATTATTGGAAACTATCTGAAGATGGTAAACATACATACGGGCCGGGTAAGTTTTGGGCACAACCATTCCAAAGTACAGGTGGAGGTGGTATGACTCTTACTACTTATCTTGAAATGATTCATTCTATTGCTGCTAATGAAGATGGTGTATCGGATTTATTTGATGTAAGTGACACAGGAACAGAATACCTTCATCCTAATCAAAATAACAAATCTATTGCATATCACTTTATGCCTGAAAAACAAAGAGCATTCGGTACTTACGATGATACTAAGAAAAAGTTTATTTATCATTCTGATGCTATATCCTTGCAAAACTTACTTTCTCCAATGAATGTGAGCGTACCATATAAAACAGATAGTGGTAATTTACGAGAAGGTTTAAGTGATAAAAATAATTTTACTGAACACAAATCTTCACTTTCACCACAGTATGAGCATGAAATTAGACTTACCAGTAAAGCCGATAGGAAAAAATATGGTAGTCACTTAGTTCCTAACACGCACTTTATTACTCATATACCAAATAAATCATTACATCCTGAATCACCTTTTGGTGCTAATCCTTCAGATACTCATATTCATAATGGTGCAAGAAGTAGTTGGTTCTTAAATGAATTAACTGGTAGAATAAATCATCCTAATCAACCAGCACCTAAGTCAATTGTAAAGTTTAAAGATTACATGAGAGGCGATAGTGGCGTAGGTGGGGAAACCTCTCGTGAACAGATGCAAGAATTACTGGGTTGGGGTGTAACTCAACCTAATTTTTCTAATATGAAAAATCTATTTATTGATAACCCAAAAAATAGAGTGCCCTTAAAAATTGTTAATACAATAGCAAAGATTTTGCAAACTACTAACCCTAAAGCAATTCTACATTACTTAGAAGGCGATGACCACCACGAATTAAAATCAGCGTTAGGAATGGCTCAAACTGCCGAATTAAATAGAGATGAAATTAAAAACACATTTGATGATGTAATTGCATCTCTTAATTTTGAAAACCAGCAAGCAAAGCGTACTCAAAAGAATAAAACAAAAGCCACAAATGGTGTCTATGATGCGATAAACAGAATGGTACGAGTTGGTGGTATGTTACCATCTCTTGAAAAAGAATCTGAATTAACAGAATACTTAGATAGTCTAAATTACAAGTTTATGGCTTCGACTAATCCTGAAGAAAAAGAGGATATTGCAAATCAATTGGCAGAAACAGAGCAAGAGTTATCTGCTGTTCAAAGAAAAAGTATGGAAAGTGTTTTGGGTAAAAAACAAAATAACTATTGGACTATAGAGGCAAACACCAAACACGATTTGGTTAAGTCTCATAGAAACTTAATAGCAGAAGTGGCAAGAGATAAAATTATTCCAGCCATGATGGAGGCAAGACCTGATGCTTTTGACGAATCTAATCCTCAACAGTATATTGATAATACTATGAGAGCATTCCGTGATGCTCAAAGATATATCATGACTGTACCACATAGTGTACATGGTTTAACTGCTACAGGGTATGGTTTGTCCAGCGAATTAAAAACTAATCCTAAGAATGACCCATTCCATGCAAACATGGCAAAACATCTAAACAAACACGGTTCTATGGTAGATGGAAACATGAGTGTAGATGAAGTGTTAAACATGTTAGGAATAGAAAAAACTCCTAATGCAAAGATTCATGCTCGCAATTTAATTGAAGAAAGTAACAAATTAAACAGTCCTTTGGCTGTATCTACAATTAAAGATATTATCACACATGGTAATATCAAGGATATTCGTGGTGTAAATATAGAAAGTTTACACCATGATGAAGAATTAGCAAATAAAAATGAAGATGAATTATCCGATGAGGAATTATTTTATCATAAGTTGCATAATAAAGGGTATCACAATGCTTTGTTTGAAAGTCAAAAAGCATTCAAAGAAAGTGATTGGAAGGGGCATTTTGCACACGCTATACCACGCAGAATGATGGGAATGTTAAATCCTCAACAGTTTGATTTTAGTATGCAAGCCGCAGGTATCGGAATGCTTACATCCGATGTACACGGAATGCAAAACTTATCTGCTAAAGGTAAAGAAAAGACTTCAAAACAAACAAGAAATTATCTTGATAGCATTGTACATTTTAATCCAAGTGTTGAAGAAGATGAGTATGGGGTATTTACTCCACCAAACGAGGTAGTAGAATCAGCCGGTCTTAGAGATGGGCCTGTCGGCGCACCAAATCCTAACAATCATTCTATCATGGACACCTTCGATAGTGGTGCTTGGCATGGTGGACATGAGTGCTATCCAAATGTAGGTTGTGAGTTTGATTCAAATGGTAATATCGTGGCTGGTACTAAACCCGGCCCCGGTTTATTCTATGGTGTACCTGAAGAGTTACTTGATGTAGCACATGGTAAAGGTAATTGGAATCAGGCTTGGGAAAAAGCACCACCTCCACAGTATACTCTTCCGCCATTTTATTCTATGGATTATGATACCTTTGAAGCGGCAAGCGACACTCCAACTACTATTAACATGAGTGAGATGACAGAAATTATTACTTCATTACTTGACCCTGATGTACTTCTAACAAAGAGTGATGAGGCCACATGGTCACCACCAGTTAGACCAATGCATCGCATATTCGATATGAAAGACCTTGAACATCTGAAAGGATTTAGTGGTTCATGGGTAGTTAGTAAATGGTATGATGGGCAAAGAATTATCATTGTCCGTAATGATGATGAAATAACTGCTTACAATGAAAGTGGAAAGAAAAAGGGACTCCGTAAAGCCACTAAAGAAGCCTTAGAAAAAATTAATGATAAAAACTACACTATAGATGGCATACTTGGTGAAGATGAATTAAACATCATAGATATTTTAAATTACGATGATAGTAATATATCAGACATGCAGATGTATGAAAGATTAAAGATTCTGCGCTCTCAATTTGAAAGTCATGAGAATGTCATAGTACCCGGCCCGCACGATACAAGAATGACAGATGATGAAGGACTTGAAGAATCTGTGAAGAATCTAAAAGAAGAACATGACAATATACTACTAAGAGATAATAAATCTACATACATGAAAGGAGAAAGGAGGCATCCTAAATGGGTGCTTTACCGTAGTAGTAAAGATTACAACTTTATTGTACTTGATAGAAGGGGTAAGGGGCCGTACACATATCAATTAGGTGCAGGGCCAATAAATCGTGGGGAAGAATTAGGTAATCGTGCGATTGAACATGATGGTAATTACTACATGGATGTAGGTACAGCACATAACCAACAAAGAGTATTCAAGATTGGAGATATTATACGAGCCTCTATTACTGGTGTTAGTAAAAAGAATCGTAAAGAGCGTATAGTCTACAATGTACAGTTTAAAGAAATAGAAAGCGAAGGAGAGGGAGAGGGGGCAGCAAGCGTAGAATCACTTGATTTACTCACTAAGGCTTTTGCACCTATCTTAATTCCGCATGATATAGAAGTAAATGAAAATCATATTCAAATTATTATGAAGGACATAGATATAGTAAATTATTCTTATGAGCAATTAAACGATGCGTGGGTAATTCATTCCCCAACCAGCGCAGTAGGTTCTCTAAAGAAAACAGATTATCCAGTAGTACTGGCCGAAAGCCTACTTCCGTTTTGGTCTGCTGTAGCACCTCTTATGATTAGTGGGAATATACGAAAAGAAACTGAAATGAAAATCCCTGACACTCCTTCAGAAGAGCGTACAGAAAGACAAAGTGGCGGTGTTATTGAGGAAGATGATGAAAATATAATTCTAAAACCTGAAAATAAAAAGAAGGCTTTGGAACTAATAGTTCGTGCATTGGATGCAATTTCAAAAGAAAAAATGACATGGACAGGGCCAAAAGGTCTTGGAATAGATGTAGGAACCCCACAAGAATCACCTCGTGGCCCCACCCAGTTAAGAGATGAGTCAACTCTACCTGATTTCGATGGTGAAAAGAAAGATACTGGTGAAAGTAAAAGACCTGTGAAAGAGAGACTGAATCATATTAAAGTCCAAACTGATGAAGGAGAAAATCTTTCTATAGACTATGACAATGACCAGCCAACTCTGTCTAGGAACTAAAGTTAGGTATAAATACCATTACAAGCACTTCTTGTGGCAATGTTGGCAATTCAGCGACCTACTGATGGCATCTCTCTTCTCAAGAGTGGTTCCGATTTAGTAGTTGCTGGATATGCTTCTGTAGAGTTAGTAGACAAGCAAGGTGACTTGATTACACAAGGGGCACTAAACAGTGCTTTTGGCAACTTTATGAAGAGCGACAGATTCCGAAATGTACAATTAGCACATTCCAATATACAAGTAGGAGAAGTAATTGACTCCTATGTAGACAACAATGGTAGAATGTGGAAGTCTGAAGTAGACGACACAGGAATGTTTGTTGTAG